CTAGTACGGGTTGCCGTCGGTGACGCAGACTTGGAGTCGGTCGAGCGGCTCGCCGTAGAAACCGGCGTAGTCGTCGCCGCCGTAGGTGGAGCCGTCGTCGCACACGGTGTCGAGCCATCCGGCGCGCGCGGTGGTCTGCGAGCGATACCACGCCTGCTTGTACTCCTCGCCGCCCGGGGTCACGTAGTACATGCGTACACCGTCGATGGTGTGGCCGGCGATGCCGGCGCAACCGTTCACGGTATCGTTGCGGTCGCCCTTGGAAACATAGTCAAGCCAGCCGTCCTCGATGGTGTGGACCTGATACTTGAGCGTGCCGCGATCGACTCGGGCGCAAAGGAGGTCGTGCTGTCGGCACGGGTAGCCCGCGAAGCCGTTGTCCCCGGCGCCGAAGTCGGTCACCTCGTCCAGCCAGCCGCCGCCCTTGAGGTGGAGGGAGTAGTGGACGGGGATGCGCTTGCCAGATGCCTTCGTGAAGCCGCCGGATGCCGCCTGAACGGGCTTTGCCGCGGCAGGCTTGGCGGCGGTGGAGGGGGCGGGCGCCTTGCCGCCCTTCATCGCGTCGTACCACGCCTGGGCGCGCTGCATGTAATGGTCGCGCTGGGAGCCCGCAAGCTCGCCGGGGCAAGCCGTGGCGCTCCAGTAGCGGTGCGGGAACACGTTCTTGCACCACTCGGGGCGACCGAGGCCGTAGTACAGGCACAGGGCCGCGACAAGGTGTGCGCCGCTCTCGATTGCCTTCTCGTGGACCGTCCACGGGTTGCTGCCGCTGTTCGCGTGCTCAATGGAGATGGTCGTGTCGTTGCCGCGCCCGGTGCCGATTCCGTCGCCGCAGGCGTAGGCGCGGTCGGTGTCGTTGACGTGCTGCACGATGTAGCCGTTGCGGTCGACCGAGTAGTGTGCCGAGCAGCCGTTGGCGCCCCATATGCCGTTGCACTGGCCGGCGTTGAGGTCGCCGGCCATGTGGTGGATGGTCACGCCCTTGATGCCGAACGGGCGGCCTGCGGAGAAGTTGCGCCCCAGAAGCTTGTACTCGTCCGGCTGGACGTTCGCGAAGTCTGCCATGTTAGTCCTCCTTGATGTCGCCGAGCGCCAGCAGGGCGTCCAGCCATTTGTCCGTGATGCCGACCGATTTGAAGGCCGCATAGGCCACCTGCACGCCGCCGACGGCGGCGAAGATGGACGTGACCCACGCCGAGGGTTCGGTCGGAACGCCGCCCGACATGGCCGTGAGGGCGCCGCATCCCGCCGAGACGGCGATGGCCGTCCAGCGGGCGACATTGCCCGTCATCGCCTTCGTCTTGATCGCCTGCACGATATAGGGCACCACGAGGACGGTCAGCACCGTGAGTCCTGCCTGTATATCAGTCATCTTTATCTCCCTGTCTCCTTGTTGTACATGAGGTCGACTCGGTCGTAGATATGGTCGACCTTCTCGGCCATGCCCTGGCTACGCGCCTGGCTGTGGACCAAGTCCGCGTGGAGGACGTCATTTGACGCGACAACCGACTCCATGAGCGTTTTCATTTCTTCAATCAGGGTGTTGCTGCGCTCCATCTGGGCGGCGATGCGCCCCTCCATTTGGGACCGCTCGCGGTCGCGCTGCGCCCTCTCGTCGACTTCGGCCTGCTTGCGCTCCTCGCGCTTCAGGTCGAGCTCGCCCTTCCGCTGGTTTTGGCGTTTGTACTCCTCAAGAAATTGTCTCCCGAAGTAGAACGCAACGAGCGTCAGGAGCACGCCGCCAAGCCAAGCCGGTCCGTAAGGCGCAAAAAGCTTGAGCACTTCCATTCCGAGCGCCCTCCTTCCGCCTATTCGGCCGCGTACTCCTCGCCGGTGATCTCCTTGTACTCGTCGGCGGTGATCCACTTGCACTCGACGGCCTTATGTACTCGCGCCTTTGTCCAAAGAGATCGGTCGTAGTACTTCTTGACGAGCGCGAAGTGCTTGGAATGCCCGTCGGTCTTCTTCGTCGGCATTACTGGTCACCTCCGACCGTCATGAGCAGGTAGTCGATGTTCGCCGTGTTCTGCTCGGTCTGCGTCGGCTTCGACGCCTGCTCGCGCATCTGGCCGAGCAGCGCCGGTACGTCGGGCGTCTCGCCTCTGTCGTAGGCGGCGAGCGCCGCGGTGTAGGCGAGCTTTCGCGCCTTCCGCTCAGCGTACTCGTCATCGTCGATAACGCCCGCGTCGTACGCCGCGTCGGGGTCGCCGATCTGCGACAGCAGATCGCGCAGGGCGTTGACCTCGGCCATGGTGCCATCTTGAAGCTCGTTGGGGCGCGGCGTGTCTTCCTCAGTGTCCAT